TCAATTACGCCAATGCCTGAAGCTACGTTAGCTGGAACAATGGCAATATTGACTGCGCCATCAGTGATAGTCACGCCTGAAGTCGCTGCTGTGTTTACAGTAACGATGAGACGATGCAAATAGTCACCCGCTGCGCCTGAGCCGCCAAGCATTTGAAGTGATTGACTTGCTGCGACTGTTTCGTACTGGTATCCATAACCACGTTGAATTCCGCTCATATCCTGCTACCCCTTGGAGGTTGGTAAGTTGCCCACATATCGTTCAAAGTGACCGTGTTCTCTGGGCCAACTATCAACGGTTTCACAACGTCTGGTGGCTTCACTTTAGGTTCTAACCTCCAAGCTACTGCCATCATCCTAAAAGCGTCTGAAGGGTGTGAAGTCCAGTCATGTCTTGGACTAGCCCTAAACGCCTTCTTGTCTTCGTCGTATTCCCGCTGGTACTGTCTCAGAGCTTCAAGTCCATCCGAGCATTTAGTCTTGTCGAACCAACACATCGGAAGGCATTGCCGTACTGCTTGAATCCCATCTTGTACGCCCAAGTCTGGCACGATTGCCATGTTGTTTATACCGAGATGTTCAGCCAATTGCTCAATAACCGACTTGCCCTGCGCTGCTAGAGTTTTAGCTCTTGCATCATGCGGAAGTTGATGTTTTCCGTATTTATAGGGCTTTTCTTTGATTATTTTCGCAATTTCATCAATATTAGCACCGGAAATAGCAAAAAAGTCGATTAAATGTATTTCATTTCTAACAACTTGATACCACCAAATTGCGGTGTCATCACGGTATCCTAAATCCCAGGCTGTATGCACTGGTAGGTGAGGGTCATACGGCACGTTAGTAATACGCCCATCGTCTTCAGCTTGTCGCAAGTCTGTGCCATAGTAAGCGCCAAGGATGCTGGCTTCAAATGAGCATTCGTATTCTTGCAAGTATTGATCTTCAGAGATTTGCGCTCTTGCAGCACTTAGCTCAGTCTGAGGCAACAACCCTGATTCTGACGCTGTGAGCTTTAGGCAAAACCATTCGCCATCGCTTTTAGACGCTTGGTCATATATCTGCCAAAACTGGTTCTTGCCCTTTGGTGTGCCAGCAAACACTGCCCAACCCTGTTTGTCAGACAAAGTTGGTCTGATTACGTTACCCCAGACGCTAGGTCTAAAGTCACCGTACTCGTCCATAAACACGCCTGAGAAACCCAGTCCTCGCATAGCGTCTGCGTTGTCAGCACCGAATAAACGTATCTTTGCACCTGTCACTAGCTCGACTGTCAATTCAGCCTCATTTGAGCTTTTAAGCACAGGTTCTGCAAAGTGTTTGAGATAGTCCCATGCGACAGACTTAGCCTGTGAGCGATAAGGCGCTATGTACGCATAAAGCGGGTACTCGTCTTTGCTCATCAGCGCAGCACGAACAATGTCGTTGATTGCAGCGACAGTTTTGCCAGCTCGTCTGTGAGCAACTAAACAAGCCCAACGCTCTGTGCGTGAGTGAAACGGTCTGAACGCTTTACGAGGGCTATACGGTAAGACTACTTCTCGTCTTGCCACTTGACCACCAGTTCGATAGGGCCGTTATCTGCGCCAACGTGTTCTTGTCTTGCGAGCTTAGGAACGTGGTACTCAGCTACAGCCATAAAACAATCAAACGCTGTCTTTGGCCCGTACTTATCGTCCATAGCAATCTGTTCTAGCCACGTTTGCAATTGGTGTGCATTACCATCAACGAACGCTGCAATCGCTTCTCTAGCCTTCGCTGTTGACTTATTAGGCGTACCTGCGACACGACCGCCCGCCTTCTTTCTAGTTTTAACTACAGTAGTTTCTGCCATATCCATACTCAATTGTTTTAGAGATTAAGATAGGTTAATTATATGTCATTTATCCAGCTTATCAAATTCTTGTTGTAATAGTTCTTTTCTACTAACAGGAATATCGTTCTTTTCTAGTATCTTGACTGTAGATGGGTCAAACACTACATAATTGCTTGTGCCTTTTCCAGTACCCCTACTGCCCTCATCTAAATAGCGAATACCAGTAATTCCTAATTTTGCTGCATTTGCAGAGCGTTCTGCGTCTGTTTTGCCGACAATGTAATTTTTGTATACATTTGCGCCAGTAATGCCTTTTTCTGCATTAAATTCAAAAGTTTTACGAATATCTGGGTCTGTGATGCTTTGACGCACGATTTCATAAAGTTGCGGCTGATTTTTAATTGGACTATCGTAATCAAGCATCATTGGTATTGCAGCGTCTGGTATGTCTGTTTTGTATAAATTACCTTTTGTGTTTGTTAAAACAGGCAAATCATTTTTTAACAAACTTTTTATAATTTCATCCGAATATTTTTCAGCACCAATTGGAACAATACCCTGAGGGTTATATTGTATTGCTGATGCTAATGACTCTTTAGACATATTTGCGTGTCTAGGGTCTGCAACAATTAAAGACGCAAGATGTGTTGGGTTAGAAAAATCTACAGGCTTACCATCTACAGATAAAATTGACGATCCTAATTGTTTTGCATATTGTTCCGCAACAGGTTTAGCTTCAGCAAAATAAATACCATGCCCGTAAGCCTGTGCGCCTTCGCCTGTTCCTACCTTGCTAATGTCGAACCCGCCTTTAATTTCGTGCGGTGTGCCATGGTAAACGTTTAACGCTAAGTCTTTACCACCCATGCCTGTTGGATTGGTCAACGCTTTACCAGTTGCAATACCACCACCAAAAGTGTTTAGCGCCATGTTTGCGGCTTCTTCGCCCGGCTTAAACGTAGGGTCTGAACCTGTCAGCGCTCGTGCTGGTGATGTAAACGCATTCAGCGCACCTGCAAGAATGCCGGGCAACGCTAATTCTCGTTTGTTGAACACAGAGCCTTCCATCGTGTCACGGAATGGCAAAAATGTTGCTCTGCCTTCCATTGGAAGCGCTTTTGAGTACCACGGCTGATCGCCTTGCATTGCGTTAAATCTGCGTAATTCTTCTTCTTCGCTTAGTAACGACGCTAATTGCTTTGGATCAGCCATGTCTCACCTATCGTCTACGCATCATTTCGTAGTCTGCATTGCTCATAGCGCCTTGACCCATGCCACGGGACATAGGCATTGGAGCGGGTCTAGCACCCATTGCGCCTTGTTGTGGGATTGCTTGTCCAAACATTGATACTGGCGGCTGGGGATATTGACCTTGTTGCATTGGCTGACCAGTCATCGGCACTGATTGCATACCGTAATCAGCTTGTGCTGCCATTGCACGTTGAGCCATTTCCATGTCTGAACCTGACATAGCGCCTGCACCTTGCATTGATTGTAGGAATTTCTGCATCTGTTGCTGTTGCAGCATTTGAGCTAACTTTTGTGCTTCTGGGTTTTGTACGAGGTCATCCATAGCCGTTCCTATTTGAGAAAGCGTAGTTTGTACAGCGTTGAGTCAATCAATTGAGCAATTTCGTCAATGATATTCTGTAATGGCGTGTCTTTTGGCAGTTCTTTGCGGATTTCTTCGACAAAATCACACAGACTTTTGAGATATTTTTGTGGCGTTTTAGCCAAATGAAATTCATCCGGATAGGTTTTTATCTTGTCGTATTTGCCTTGATACGCTTCTGTGAAGTCATCAACCAAGTTTGGGATGGCTTCATAATACATTCGCAACGCCTTGTGCTCTGCATAGCTTTCAGTCTGAAAGTGCATAAAATGAGCATTGGTTGCGCTATGTAGCAGCGTTGATACGAATACGGCTGGATAGTCCATTTACGCCTCGTCCTCAATGGTGGCTAGGATTATTGTACATTGACCGCCTGATTTAATCACGCCCCTTGTTATGGTGATTTCGTCAAACTGGCTGTCATCGTCAAACACGCCTGCGTCTTGTAGCGCATCTAAAAGTGCTTTGATACGGTTGTCCAAGTCAATTGCCCGTTTGTCCCTTGGAAATATCTTAATAATTGCCGCTAATCTTTGGTTGCCAAGTTTCGGGAGGTTGTTCTGGGTGACATATTCCTGCACCGCTTGTTTGTAGTCCCTGCCGCCTTTTGACAGGATTGTGCGCCCCCTAAAGTTTCGCCAATAGGTGTTGATGCTTGGCGGGAGGGGTAATTGCATAGTAATCAGCATTTAATCTCCGCAGAAGCAAGCAATGCCTTCTTCATCTGGGTCAAATATTGTTTTTTGATCTGCCGCAAACTTAACCATGCTTTCATAATTTGGGCGGTCTTTGCGAAAAGTCGCACCGCTTGGCTTGGATGCCAATGCCAATGCCTCCATTTTAACCCACCACGCCGCTCTTTCGGGTTTTTCTGCTATTAATGTTGCAACTTGATTAGCAGGTTTTAAAAAACACAAATCGCAATTTCCTGCCAAAGTTCTGCCTTTATATGTAGGCAACTCAAGGTTAAAAGGTTGTTTTTCCCAAAATTCACTTATATCTTGAACGCTAACTTTAGCCGTAAATAATGGAATTCTGCGTTTATCGGCTATTTTTGCTGCTCTGCGCCCTTCGTCAAACCGCAAACCTATCCAAGAGGCGTTTTCAAGTTCAGATTTAGTGCAATCATCAAACAATCCTGAATGCTTTAGAAAACACGCCATTGTGCGTATTTTTAGCTCGCTTGTGCAAAACCTTGTTACTGGGTTTGGTAAATACTGACGCTTACGGATAATCGCCTCAAATGGTTCACCGTTACGAGCCGCCGTTTCATAAGTGACTTCTTTATATCTTTGTGATGGTTCTTCGTGGTCTTGGTACTCAATCCAGTGTATTTTGACCCCCCAGTTCACAGAGCAATCATTTACAAACTTGAGCGTTGCTTCTTCTTCTTTGCCTGTGTTGGCAAAACAAACTATTGCTTGGTCAGGCAATTGCCCCCCCCCAGCCTCTAAAACTTTTTTAAGCATATAAGCTGAAGTTCTCCCGCCTGAAAAACTAATGCAGGTTGGTTCTGTAATTTCGTATGGGTTTAACATTGAATTAACCCTCTCTCAAATAGCTCGCCAATTGTCTTTCTGTGCGCTAGTTCCCAAAGTTCGACACGCATTACCCTGTTTAAGTCTTTGCCTTGGTCTATTTCGCTATGGCATTTAAAGCATAAGCTGGCGATACGGTAATCGCTTGCCTTCAGTCCCCGTCCTTTGCCATCCCGAAGCTGGTTACTGTGCGCTGCAACAACTGTTCCATCTTCCGCACCGCACAATTGGCAAGGGATTTCTCTGCAAGCCACTAAAAGTTTGGGGT